AAAAAGTCCAAGAGAAGCTAAAACATGGCGAGCAGTTATCTAGTATTAATCAACAACGTACTACGAGATCTAAACGAGGTAGAACTAACAACTAGTAATTTTAGTTCATCTCGTGGCATACAAACTGCAGTAAAAGATTACGTAAATCGTGCAATAGATGACATAATAAACTCGGACACCGAATGGCCCTTTACAATTACATCAAAAACTTTTACTACGACTGCAGGAAAAAGATTATACAGCAGGTCAGATCTAAGCACAACCAATACAAAAACTGTAGATTATGATAGTTTTACATTTCTTGAAGCCGCAGATAAAACAGAACAAAAGTTAGATTACTTAACATTTAGTGAATATCTTGATAACTACCATGAAAGAGACACAGATCCAACAGGTGATTCAAGAGCAATACCAGTGTTTGTGTATGAGAACCCAGATCAAAGTATAGGTTTGTCTCCTGTTCCTGATGTATCAACATACACAGTAAAGTATTTTTATTACGCCACACACACGGCATTAAGTAGTTCAACGGACACATCTATCATACCTGAAAGATTTGAAACTACCATTGTTGAAAAAGCTAAATATTATGCTTTTGTTTTACGTGGTGATGTACAAAACGCACAGCTTGCCCAAATGCAATTTGAAAAATCAATTAAGCGTATGCGTGTTGAATTAATTAACAAACAATTATATATGAGAGCCGTTTAATGCCAGAGTTGAGTCCGACAGGTGCGTTTCCATTTATATGTGAAGGTGGCTTAGTAGCCAACAGATCTACATTTATAATGAAACCCGGTCAAGCTTTACAACTTGAAAATTTTGAACCTGACATAGAAGGTGGCTACCGTAGAATAAATGGCTATCAAAAACACGTAAGACAGATTGTTCCACACACTAGTTCATCTAGTGAATCGGTACTTATGGTTGCTACGTTTGCTAACAAAACTCTTGCAGCACGAGGAGAAAAAATATTTAGTTGTGCTTCTACACACCTAGCAAAGGGATCTACTAATTCAATAGCTGCAGATACTGCAATGACAGGTTCAGGAACTATAACAGTAAAAAGCACATCAGGTTTTAGTTCAAGTGGCACGTTGCAAATAAATAGTGAGCAGTTTACTTACACTGGTGTCACATCAACTACATTTACAGGTGTGACAAGAGCTGCAAACAGTACAAGTGCTGCAGCTCATACTGCTACCACTGACGCATCTAGAACTGTAGTTTCAGAAAATTGGACTGAAAGAGATACAGGAAGAACTAATGCAGGCAAGTATTCTTTTGAACGTTTTAATTTTGATGGCAACGATAAAATAATTGTTGTAGACGGCACAAACGATCCAACAGTTTTTAACACATCTCTTAGTGCAACGGATGTTACAGCAAGTAGCGTAGAAGGTGCAAGCATAGTTGCATCATTTAAAGAACACATGTTTTATGCAGGCATGTCTAGCACACCTCAAGAAATCGTATTTAGCCAACCATTTGACGAAGATGCGTTTAGCAGTGGATCTGGTGCAGGAAGTATAAAAGTTGATGATACAGTAGTCGGACTTAAAGTATTCCGTGAAAATTTATTTATATTTTGTGAAAACAGAATATTTAAACTGTCAGGTAGTTCTAGTTCAGATTTTGCAGTATCGGCTGTAACAAGAGACATAGGTTGCATAAACGGAAAGACTATTCAAGAATTTGCAGGCGACTTAATATTCTTAGGTCCTGACGGATTACGAACAGTTGCAGGTACTGCAAGAATCGGTGACGTTGAATTGGGAACAATAAGTTCAAATGTGCAATCTGTATTTGACGACAACATAACAGACGCATCTGTTTTTGAGTCAATCGTTATACCAGAGAAAACTCAATATCGTTTATTTTTTTCAAAAGCAGGAGCATTAGAATCAAGAACAGAAGGTTTGATATGTGTTTTAAAAGGACAACAAGGCGGCCAACAAGCATACGAATTTTCAAAAATAAAAGGTATTAAGCCTGCAGCAACCGACACGTTTATACTTGTTGGTGATATTCTTGTTCTTCACGGTGGGTTTGATGGCTTTGTATACAGACAAGAAGAAGGATCAACATTCGATGGCACAGCTATAAACGGAACATATCGCAGTCCTGACTTAACAATGAACGATCCCGGTATAAGAAAACACATGCAGAGAGTTATTGTAAACTACAAACCTGAGTCAGTAATAGATGCAGATCTTTTTGTTAGGTATGATTACGAATCTTCTGACTCACTTAGACCTGCAGCTTATCCGTTAGATTCTACAGATATAGCAGGTATATATGGAACGTCAGTTTATGGCACACCCACTTATGGTGGTACTGCACAACCGTTAGTACGACAACCTGTAGAGGGTTCAGGATTTGCAGTAGCACTAAGGGTAAACGATGGAGGTACAACTGACCCATACTCACTAAAGGGTTTTCAGTTGGAATATCAATTAGGAGCTAGACGTTAATGGGAGCAACGTATACAAGACAATCATCATATAGTGATGGAGACGTAATACAAGCGTCAGATACCAATAATGAATTTGATCAGTTGCTTGCTGCGTTCGCAGCTAGTTCAGGTCACACTCACGATGGAACTACAGGCGAAGGTGGCCCTATAACAAAACTGCTTGGCACATCTCTTACATTAGGAGATGGCACTGCAGGAACAGATATAACAATTACATTTGATGGTGAAACATCTGATGGTGTCCTTAAATGGATGGAAGATGAGGATTATTTTGAATTTAGTGACGACATACTTATTGCTTCTTCAGAAAAGATACAATTCAGAGACACAGCTATACACATCAGTTCCACTACGGACGGACAACTCGACCTCGTAGCAGATACAGAAATACAGCTTGCGGCCACAACAGTTGACTTAAATGGTAACTTAGATGTGTCAGGATCGTTGACGCTAGGTGGCACTGCAATAACATCTACGGCTGCAGAGTTGAATATTCTCGATGGTGTGACATCTACGGCTGCAGAGTTAAATATACTTGACGGTGTTACGTCTACGGCTGCAGAGTTAAATATACTTGACGGAGTAACATCCACCACAGCAGAATTAAATATACTTGACGGTGTTACGTCTACGGCTGCAGAGTTAAATATACTTGATGGAGTAACATCTACTACTGCAGAATTGAATATACTTGATGGTGTAACATCCACTGCTACAGAACTAAATGTCATGGATGGTGATACGAGTGCATCATCAACCACACTTGCAGATGCAGACAGAGTTGTGGTCAACGATGCAGGCACAATGAAGCAGGTTGCATTAACTGATTTCGAGACTTACTTTGAGTCTGCACTAGATACACTATCTAATGTAACAACAGTAGGTGCGTTGAACAGTGGTTCTATTACATCAGGGTTTGGTGCTATAGACAACGGTTCATCAGCCATAACAACTACAGGCACAATTACGTATGGTAGTTTATCTGATGGTAGTATAACTATCACAGCGTTTGTTGATGAAGATAATATGGCATCTAATAGTGCCACTCTTGTGCCTACTCAACAATCTGTAAAAGCTTATGTTGATACACAGATAACTGCTGAAGATTTAGATTTCCAAGCTGATAGTGGTGGTGCATTAAGTATTGACTTAGATAGTGAAACCTTAACATTTACAGGTGGCACAGGTATCGATACAAGTGGGAGTGGTAATGCTGTTACTTTTGCAATAGATTCCACTGTAGCGACTTTATCAGGAACACAAACACTTACAAACAAAACATTAACATCACCAAAAGTAAATGAAGATGTAGCAGTAACTGCAACTGCAACAGAAATAAATATCTTAGATGGTGTTACATCTACAACTGCAGAACTAAATATATTAGATGGGGTGACATCTACAACTGCAGAACTTAATATATTAGATGGCGTAACATCGACAACTGCAGAACTTAATATATTGGATGGAGTGACATCTACTACAGCCGAATTGAACATCTTAGATGGTGTGACTGCGACAGCAACAGAATTAAACATCATGGATGGTGATACGTCTGCTTCTTCTACTACGTTAGTTGATGCAGACAGAGTGGTAACAAATGACAATGGTACAATGAAACAGGTAGCATTGACAGATGTTAAAACTTATTTAACCAGTGCAGGTTTTACTACGGATGACCCAACTGCACTTGCAATAGCGTTAGGATAATAAAATGGCAAATACATTTAAAGTAGTCACATTCGCTGCCGAACCTGCTAGTGCAGGAACTCCGTATACAGTGTATACAACTCCGAGTAGCACAACTACAGTAGTGATTGGACTCATACTTACAAACATACATACTGCTCAAGTAACAGCCGATGTAAAGCTCGTATCTGACACATCAGGTGGTGGTAGAGCTGCAACCAATGGAACAGCGTTTCTAGCAAACGATGTGCCTATACCTGTAGGTTCATCACTAGAACTGCTATCAGGTGGTAAGGTCAT